GTAGAGTCATAAGAGAAAAGGTAAATCCATTACCCATTGTCGACAGCATGTGCTTCTCATACGTATTCTTGCCTACACGAATGTAGGTAGATCGTATCAAAGCAAGCCACTGCACGACATGAGCAGGAAATAAATACTTCACTATAATACTCGGAAAATTTGATGCCTCAGATAAATCTAGAGTGCACCATTCCCAAGTACGTGAAGTCATACTGAATTTTTCTAAGGAACCGAGCGATGCAAGGTTCCTATTCAGTTCCTGCTGATTCTCTAAGTCGCAATCAAACCACCGTCGCAGTACACGCACCAAAATTTCGTGCGTTGCGAGTTGGAGAACCATGTTCCCCGATGGTTGTTTGCATATGCCTCTATTCTTTTCGCTCGTTTTCGGAACGGAGAGAAATTGTGCTTGTGAGTTGAGAAAATCATGTCTCCCATACATTTCACGTCGCGTTCTTTCAGCGACGTGAGTGAGTGGTGAAACATGAGTGCACGCACGGTACACTTGGTAAACTAATACATTTGAGAAGGAAATCTTCCCCTGCATTAGCTTCCAAAACGTGCCGAACTTGTCGCGAATATCACTACTCGCGCCAGGGCCAACACGCAGAAAATGCGCTATGTTCTTAAGACAAAAGGAACTAGCGGAATCACTAAAAACGTTGTACAACATAACAGAGACTTCACCTAAGACAGAGGCAATAAAGCCATTAAAAGTCGAAGGGTCAAAAGTCTCGTTAAAAACTCTACATCGTTCGTTGCTGGCAAGAAATTCTTGTTCAGCCGCGTTCGACCGTTCTTGTTCAGTTAGTGCACTGGTGTTACAAGTAATACCAATAAACTTCTTAGCAAGTCCGGGTAATAGAGATGCAATAGCAAAATACCTGCCAGCAGACATAGTGGCCTCGCGGCCCGTTCTGTGACTAGTATAGCATACCACACCACTTTCGAGTGTCGTGGCGTTTTTGAATTGTTTTGTGATATCATTTTCGATTTTCTCAAATAGACGATCAAAGAGCGGTCTAGTAGCACCCTTATCAGTTGAGTTTTCCATAACCTTGTTAGGAGAACTCTTCTGAAAACCTTTTTTATACTCGTTCATACAACCCCCAAGAGGTATATATTACATTAAATACTGAATGAAACTAACCGAGAACACCGTTATTAAGAGTGTCCCCCATACCTGCTGAATTAGCCCACGCAAGTCCAACTAGACAAGATAGTCCGGCCCTAACATTAGGGGCATCGAACGTCTCAGATCCAGCCGCGACATGCGCAGTTAATCGGTAGTCATTCACGAACCATTGTCCAGAAGCCACTTGCGCAGCTTTCCGAACCAACAATAAAAAATCATTGTATGGTACGCGGGAGTATTGACCTGTAACTCCATTTAGAAACGCTTTTCCGAGGGTCTTAAAAACATTAGCCCTTCGGATAGTTATCGTAAATGGAGCATTGAGGGAATGAGCAACGACACCCGTCTGAGTACCGCCAATCGTGGTTACCACAGCTTGCTTACTACGTAAGTCAATAGCTTGGTCCGCGACGGCAGTATAGGTGGGTGAAGTAAGGTCTGTTTGGGCGCCACCAGTGATGACACCTGTTATGGTTAAAGACATAATTAGTTACCTAATAATTTTATGTCGAACTAAATCGACGAAAGTCTCCAACTGAGAGGGACTAAGCTTCGGGTTATCATGATATTCATGTTTGATCCGTCGACTTGAAATCCTACTCGCGCCAAGAGCAAATATGTTCGCAACTTGGCCTAACGTCGGGGTTCTGACTTCGAAAGTCGGTATAAACCCA